CAAACAATTAAAAATGCAAAAGAAGATAGCTATGAATCATTCCGTACAGGTGTTATAAATAAAGGTCTTTCTAAAGTAGATTTAAAACTTCCTAAAGGTATTACAGGATATAAAGCTATTCAATATATCAATGATGTTAAAAATCAGAAATATGATGAAGCTTTACAAGGTACTAAATTTATATTTAATGATGATGCTAATGCTAAAATTAATCAAGCAATAGATTCTGCTAAATTTGATACTCCTGCACAAAAAGATTTATTTGATGCGATTATTAAAGGTAAACTTGCTCTATTAAAACCAACAAATCAAAAAGATTTTTATATGCTGAATCAAGGGGCAAATGAAGCTATGGATGGACAAGCTTTTAAAACTATGGAATCAGAGTTTAGCACAACTATCTTTAACTATAGCAAGGGTAGTCCTGCTGAACAAGGTATAGCAAAAGCTTTACGCTCTACTTTAGATTCTATTAAAAGTACATTTAACCATCAAAATCCAGTTCAATCCTCTAAACTCCGTAGAGTGGATGCCTTGAACAGGGATTTAACTCAAATAGCTGATGCCTCAACTCGTAGTCAAACAGGTAAATTTACTCCTGAACATTACAATGCTGCAATTAAAGCTTCTGCTGGTGGTGTTAAGCATAGGGAGTTTGGTAGAGGTACAGCATACAACCAAGAAATGGCCACTGCTGGTATTGATGTCTTAGGTAGCACTGAAGGTGATATTGCTGCTGCTGCTGGTAAGATTGTTACTGGTGCTGCTGGTGGTTATGGTGCTTTTGCTAACCCATTAACTGCTTTAAGCTTAATAGCTGCTACTCCTGCTATATATTCTAAAACTGGTAAAAAAGTAACTGATACTATTTTAGCTAGACGACCTGAAGTAGTAAAACAAGTGGGTAAATTGATAAGTGGGCAGTCGCCAGTGATAGGTGGGTTGGTAACACCTGAAATGATGCGTCAATACAATCTAAATGAGCGTAAGAAAGACTATTTAAGTCCATTTGGGCTGTAGGAGCAACATAAAGGGGGTGTAGGCGCATTTTATCATTATTCTGATACTCTGCCCTAGACCCCCATTTTTAAATCGCTTCTACAAGCTATTTATTCATCACATACATCGTTACTTCAAACCCAAAACGCATTTCTGTAGCACTTGGTGATTTCCACATAATATTCTCCTAGATAAATAGTATAAACTTATACTATACCCATATTATATCATAGTATAAATTTACAGTAATCAGTAAAATCATTATTTTTCAATCATGATTCTTACAATCAGCAAATCAATTATTAAAATCCAACCTGTTTCATCATCAAAGAATTCCTCCTTGGTAATAAACTCAACTCCTAACATCATACCTGTAATAAACTCTAATCCAACTATCATACATTCCCCTTTAGTCTAGCAAGATATGCCATATCAGCATGAGCTTCTTTTCCATTAGGTAATTTTACAATTACTGTATCAGGATAAAACCCTCGTTTTAAAACTTCTACTTCACATTCTAATTGCACATGCCACTGCTTTTGGTCAACCTTCACTTTTGCTTTTTTTATCATCTTTCTTCTCCAAAGGGATAGTCGTTGTCGGAATCTTCCTCAATTTCCAAAGTGATGCGTTTGGCATATTTTGATATTTTGTCCTCAAATGCATATACTAAATCCTCTGCTGTTAATTCTAATATTTCAAATATCTCAAGTTCATCCAATTGTTCCAACATTAACTCTTGCAACTCTTTAAGTGTTAGCATAATTTTCCAATCGTTTTAATTCAGCTTTAGCATAGAATAAGATTTTCTTAATATCCCTTATTGGTGGACTATGCGAAACTTCACCATACCTATAACACGCTCTAAATATTTCACCAATTTGAGCATTCATATCCTTGTGAGATATTAAATCTTGCAACTCTGTAAAATCTTTAGGGAAGGTATAGTAATCTGCACTAGACCCATCACTATGCTCCTTTCCTATAACTTTTTCACGCATATCAGGTGAACCGTTAAATCCCATATTTACTCCCTATAACTTAATAAAGATTTTTTATCTACTAGAAAAGCTTTCTTCTTTACAGTATCACCTTTACCTATAAATTCTTTAGGTTTTAAATCTAAATAAGTGATACATTCTTTTATCTTTTCAGGTGTAATTGTAACCCATTCCTTGTCATCATAAAACACCCAGTAAGCAGCTTCTGTTGACATTAAACCGGAAGGTTTATTATACATCTCAATTTCAATAACTACATTGCCATACGCAGTGGATTGTGGAATATATTTAATCTCTACACCAACATCGAGTTCGGGTACAAAGATATCCCACCTTTTGTCTGCATTAACTAATGTTGCTAATGGGTACTTATTTTGTAGCTTTTTTAAGTATTGCTTTTCAATTGAAATACCTAAAGCTAAGTCACGTTTAAACGTCATCCTTGTACCTTTTACGCAGATAACGCAAACTAATTGGGCATTCATCAAACATACCATCTTTTACATCAAACAACATATACAACCCTCTGAAATGTCGGTTGGTTTGGTGATTCAAATAAAATTCGTTATGCTCGTAACAACTGCCGGTAATTAGTGCCATAACCTCCGTACCATCTGCCCTAAGTCCATAAGCAATATCTCTACCTTGTTGGTGGCCAGCAATACAAGATTGATGATGCTTAGTGAGCAAAGCACGAGCAGTACCACAAGGACGACCCATAACACCGGCAACAAAATAATGACAGAAAGCAATACCTTCAATAACAATTGGTACCAAAAAGGGTACGGTTTCCCAACCTGCATTTTCATATCCTAAATCCTCCAAAGATATTAAACCATCTAATTTAGGGTCGTTGTCAATTGCCCTATTTATGCGATTCTCGTGATTACCATACAGCATAACCATTCGAGGATTCCATCGTGGTTTATGGTTATCTATCCTACGTCGCTGCTCTTCTCGTATAGGTGCTAGAAGCTTCGCCATTGCATCGTGGGTAACCTTAATGTCTGCCTTATATCGCTGCCCCTCCATGCTCTTACTACCTGCCTTGTCGTGACTTGACAAAGAAGGCATATCTGCAAAATCACCTAGCATTACAATGATATCAGGTAACATATCAACAGCATATTTTCCGATGCGAGTTAAGAATCCTAAGTCGTCATCAGGTCGTACTTGTGTATCAGGTATAACCATTATACGCTTAGACATAGTGTTCTCCATTATTACCATTTAAACCTATAATATCAATACGGTCTTCATCCCATGCTTCAGGGTCTTCAACAACCCACTCTTGCCCTTTAGTCCAAACAGGAGCAAGCTCATTAAAGGTGTTTTTAGATATATTGAAAGAAGGCATTAACTCTTGCCAAATTTTAGTACCTACTGCACGATATGAAACTTTCATTTCTGACATCTTTGTGTTTCGTAAAATGTGTGTAGGGTAAAGGTCGTTTAAACAGATTGTTGTCATTTAACTCCCTCCTTGTGAAACTTTGATTTACCTTTTGTTGGAGCAAGGGATTCATCTTTCCAATCACAAACTCTACATTTTGACATGGTGTTAATAAGATATTTACAGTCCGGTAAACAAGAAGGTTTAATAAGCTTACTGCCTATATCAAACTTGCTCTTGTCACCTTTACCACTCATTATCTTATCACCAGTAACATCATTTTTTGTTGCCATTTCGCTCTATCCTTTCTTCGGCAGTTTTTACATCATGACAAGGGGAGCACAATACCTGCAAATTCCCACCATCGCAAAATAACCGATTGATATAAGTATTCCAATCAATAAACCCAGTAAAAGGGCATACAACAGGTTCAACATGGTCAACATTAACTTCTTTAGCAGGGAAGGCATTCTTACACATATTGCATGTAAAATGCTCTGCCATTCTATTAGTTTTTGCATTTATTTTCTTTCCAACAGATGCACTCTTTAGACACTCATACTTTGGTGGGTACTTCCTAAACCCACCTCGTAGAGTTGAAGTAATGAAGGACTTTAACCTACCTTCTGTCCAGCTAGACAAGAACTTTTCCTGAATAAATGTAATACACCACTTTAATTGCCTCCAAATCATACTTATCCATTCC